TCATATGCCTACTCCTTCACGTATTTCGCATATTCTTCAAGTGGCACACCTAATTTTTTAGCAATTGCTACTTGTGACGGTGTGAGTCTCACGGTCTTGCGTCCAGTTCTTGAGGTTCTTGAGGCAGATGCAACTGTCTGAACGGGCTTGCTGCCTGCCTTTTCCTCCCCATTAAACTTATGGGGAAATTCCTTGCGAACGCGTTTGTCAATTTCCTCGTAGTATTCATCACTTGTAGGGTTGAATCCATCTTCCTCCACAAGCCGTTTGTGAATACCAAACGAGGCATATGTCATTGCTTCGTCTTTACCAAACCATTCATTTTTTTCAGCCCAAGCTTCCGCTTTGGGATCTGGTTTTGGTGCTTGTGTCTTTTGTACAGGCTGCTGTCCTATTTGTCCAGCGTTTTTTAATGATTCCTCATATTTTTTTCGCTGCTCCTCAGTCGCCTTTATTCTCTCTTCTTCAATCGCCAGTCTTGCCAGCGCCTGATTAGCGGCTATTTGAGAATCAACATCCCCCTTTGCCACAGCGTCTTTAAGCTGAATCTTGGCTGATTCCAGTTGAGATTTTACGCGTCCTGTAAACTCGTTAACATAGCCATCATCCAATTTTTCAAATTTTGATTGTAAATTGTCTCGCTCTCCCTGGACTTGCTGGGCATAATTGACGGCTTCTTTTTCTCTTCTTTCCGCCTCACGAATCTTATAAGTTAAGCGGTCAATACGTTTCTTGACACCCTCACTATATTCTTCGCGTTCGTCTTTTTCTTCTTTTTCTTCTTTAACTTCTACAACAGGTTCTTCTTTTTTCGTTTCAACCTCTTTTGTATTAGCTTTAGAATCATTTATTTCAACATCAACGGAATTTCCAGTTGTATCCAGATCAACCATTGATGTTTTTTCTTTTAATGCTTCTTCTATTTCAGGCATGGTTTCCTCTCCATGTTAAACGGTTAATGCGTGTAAAATATCTTCTGGATCTTCAATCGTTCCCAATATTTCATCATCGTTTAGTACGCGTATTTCTCCCCCATCAATATAGATGCGAGAACCAGCGTAACGTGCAAATAAAACCCAATCTTTTTTCTTGCACCATGGTCCGTTGGGAAACTTATCTTTATCGTTATAAGCGTCTGGTCCCATTTCCATGACTAATCCACAATTAGTTGCAATTTGAGATTCGGTTACTGTTTTATCAGATAGAATAATTCCACCTTTTGTTTTTTGTTTAGCTTTATAAGGTAGAACAAGAATTCGCCAACCAGTTGGTTTTGGCAAACTCATTTTTTCTAATGGTTTTTTTCTAGCTTTTTTTTCTTTTTCTACTTCCTTAATGCGCCGCTCAGCGACGTGTTTCGGTAAAATCAGAGTGTTCATTTTGCTCCTGTTTTTTTAGCAGGTCCGAGAGTTCCTGTTCGATATAATTTAATGTATCAAGTTGACCTAAATGATTTTGATAGTCATTCCAATCTTTGACTTGGTTACTTGTTATTATCTCAATTATTTGGGCTTGTCTAGCCCTAATTAATTTAAATATTCTTTCTGCTAATGTAATTGAATCCATAAATTATTTTTTCTTAAAATAGTTCATTGCTCCTGCTGCACCCTTAATACCAAAGCTCGCTGAGCAGGCAATGTATAACAAATGCTTATAATAATCCGGAAGCGCATGCAAAGCCAAAAAGCCCTTTTCAATATGGTCAGTCATTCCAGGAAAAAATACAGCCACTGCAGGTGCCAGCAAGCAGATGAGAATTAGTTCGTCTTTCCACGACCCCTTCATTTGCTCCACGGCAGATGCTTCCCACTTGACTTTCCCAGCGATTTGGTCTTCCATCAACTTGGTGTCAGCCTTTATTTTTGTAAGTTTTTGTTCAGCCTTCAGTTTTTTTGTCGTTACAAAACCCTTGACGACGTCGCCAGCGACGCCGATCAAAGGTTTAAGTAGTAAGTGCCACACGGGTTATGCTCCTCCACCTGTGGACATTTTCCACAGAATGAATAATACAACTGCAACAATAATACCGGCTTTAATCCAGTCCTTCATGCTCCAGTCATTCCATTCTTTTATCCAACCCCAAAGGTCTTTAATGAGTTTCATGTTTCCTCCTAGTGCTCCGTTAAATTAAAGTCAAAAGTAAATTTGACTTCTTTTTTAGATTTTAAAGCTTCTTTATATTTTTTAAAAGCTTCTTTTATATCATGTTCACAGTTATGGCAACCACAATGACAAGTTTCACTGTCACTATGATGACACGCGTGTCCACAATTTTTACAAGTAGACATTAATGTAATGTCGCTTTTTTTTCGTATTTTCTAACAGTATCAGCGAATAATTTAAACATTTCTTCCGTTTGATTAGGACCAAGAATATCAATATAAATTGCCCTTGCCACGGCAACAAGTGCCGCTGCAATGGATAATGGATCAGCTTTATATTTTTTTGCAAAATGATGCACATCACCCATGATAAGATGCATATATTGATCTTTTTCCATGAGAAACTTTTTATTTAGCAGTTTTTTTGGATCGTCTGCCAATAAGACCTCCCTTGCTAACATATGTCGGTATCTTAGCACCTTTCAACGCTTTTACAATCTCTGATACACTCATTTATCTTGTTTCCTTGTTTGTGCCAAAGACGTTTCCGATCGCAACACAGCAATGTCTTCCTGGCTTTTTATCTTCTCTTTATCAATTTTATCCTTTTGTTCAAGCTTTTCTTCTTCAAAACCCAGTTTTTCAGTGTCCAAGTCCAGTTTTTTCTCTTCCGTATCCTTGCGTTGCTTAATTTCCTGTGATCGAAGATTCAATTCTTGCTGTTTAAGGTCAATTAATGGATCAGAGCTCTTTTGATTGAGATATTCCTGCTCTTCCTTGACCAATTCGGCCGTAATTTCAGCGATTCTTTCCGCAATTTCCTTTTCATTTTGCATTTGGAACTGTTGTTGCAATTCCGGTGGTACTTGACCACCAAATTGAGCCGCCTGTTCCTGCATAATCTGAGCATTCTTCGCTTCAACCTCTTCCCGAGCCATCAAAGAAATATGCTCGGACATGTGTGCCTGCAAAATACCCATTGTCGGCGGATTATTCGCCACCAAGAAGGAACTCATGAACGCCTGATGAGCATCGATATGCGCCGCATGATCCTGGCCTTGAAAAGCTTGCAGTTTCATCATCTGCAAAGACTTCGAATTTTCCATGCCAGGATCCTCTGGTTGCGGCTGTTGTGGGGGAGGAAGTATCTTGTCAATATCACGAACACCCAATGCCTCATACATACGTCTGTACGCTTCATGCAGATTATGCATTTGCGGATTGGACGTTGCCATTTGCATTTGCGTCTGCGCCAATGTTACGCGCTGTGACATGGAGAAGATGTTCGGATCTGAAACCGGTAAAATATCAACACGATCATCAAAATCAGCCTGCTTGATGATACGATTGCCACCTCGAACCGCGTACGGATATTCCGGTGGCAAACTTTGTGCCAATACTTTGGATAATAATTTAAATTCAACTTTTTGACCGTAGTGCAAACGCTTGTGTATTGCGTTCATCACTTTCGTGCCGCGTTCCAAAATCGCCATGGTCGTGCCAACAGGATTGGCTTGCGAGCCTTCTCCCATCTTGTTGTCGGCAATGGACGCGAAGCGTCTTCCTGCTTCAACGACAAAACCTAATAATTGAAATAATGTTGCGCTTGGTTCCTTGTAAGGAATCAGCATCAGGGATTCTCGGATCGCGCCTCCCGGTGCGTCGACATCTCGGAATTCTCCCGGTTGGAGCGGCTGATCATCGTCGCGAACACGCAACCCTCGGGCTTTGAATCCTGCGGGGAGATTAGACAACGTCCCTGCATCAATAAGCTGGCGTAGGGCTGAAGTGGCAGTTCGCGATAAGCCGCCGAGCATGTGGATAAGACCAAAGCCATAAAAGCCAAGGCCAGGTAAAAACTTATAATGGACAAAATAGGAAATCTTTTTGCGAAGCGGATCCTGCTCCTCGTAATTTCGATAAACCGACAGAACCTTTCCGGATCCTTCGTCAATGGTGACAACATAAGGCAGCTTTATACCAGTAGTTTCACCGGATTGCGAGTTCTTATCCTCGAATCCCGGTATATCCAAATCACAGTGGAATTCGAGTAAAATAATCTCTTCCGCATTGATGGTCTTTTCCACGCCTTCCAATTTGTTGTAAGTTTCTTTCGCCTTGTTCGGCTCGGATTGCTGCATGGAAATATCAATGTCGCGGTACATACCGCTGACCTGTTTCTTGCGCAACTCGTTGCCCATCATCTTGACGACGTGAGTTATGCGCTCACATGATTCCAAGTCGGTTGAGACATACGGAATTACCACATCTTCTGCGGGAACAAATTTTGACACCGCTCTTCCCCTGACTTCATCGTAGTAGACTTTACGAAAAGCACTACCTGCTAAAGGCAGGTGAAATAGCATCTGATCCAGTTCCTGGTCATATTCCTCCATGACGTAGGAGATCTGGTAATTCATAAATTCCTTGACACGCTGGGCTTGTTGCTCCGCTTCCGGCGTAATCTCGCCGACGATTTGCGTTCGAACGGGACCTTCAGGCGGCAGTAATTCTTTATACGCTTGCGCCTGGAATTGCGTCACCGTTTCCGCCAGCAAAGGATGGGTTACGCCCGTTGCACCGGCAAACGGCTTTGAGCGGTCATCATACTTGAATCCCAAAAGATCCAACCCGTCGCTGTAGGTCTTCAGCCAAGAACTTCTTGCATCCTTATCGGCTTCATAGTCGCCGACAAGACCTTTGGACAGGCTTTCCAATTCATCATCAGGAATCAATTCCGCCAGATTGGCGTTGAATGTTCCTTTGTCCGAGGTGTCTGGAAGAGGATTGACAATCGCCGATCCGTCCTCCATCATGACCGCATTGTTCTCCATGCCGGGCACTGTAATTTGCTGCTCGGAATTTGGCTCGATGTCCAGGTTGATGTCTTCGTTTACTTTTTCTATTGCCATTATCTTACTCTTCCAAAACCAACGCCCCTGTCTCGTCGATCAGGATTCGCCATACTTCTTATTTTTCCAACAAGGCTTTGCAATCCTTTTTGCACCGAACTAGTTCCTTCCACCCTGCTTGTCTCTTCAATGGACGGAACCAGCGCTTGAAGCTGATTGATAATTGAATTAATGTTCTCTTCGGACGTGTCCCTTTGCTGTGTTGCTATTTGAAGAGCTAAATCAATAATGTTATCCTCCGTTATAGTTCCGTAAGTGCTTGTTCTTTCCATCTCCGGATCACCCGTTCTCATGTCCTCTAGCCTTTGCGCCTCTGTTTCTCCCATCGCTCTTCTCAGCATAGACATTCTGTCAAAGTCTCTATCGACGTAATCTCCTTCCGCGTACCCTCTCAATGGTCGCGTCATATAGTTTATATCCATTAGTCCTCCTCCTCGCATGTTCATTCGTTCTTGCGCTTGATCTTTTGTAAATTCTTCAACTGGTGTTCCGCCAAGTATTGCGTCAGACCTCAACTCTCCGCTGCCCATTTTTCCAGATGGAATCAACAAATCTAATGGTCCAAGTGTTTTGCCCAAAGCTCCTTTTGCAATAGTAGCACTTAACACAGCTGCACCTCTAGTCGTATTTTTTAAAACAGGCCACATTCTCTCCAATGCTTTTTTAAAGAATGCATTTTTTGTTTTTGATGGATTAGCGCCATGTAGTTTATTCCCTTTTGTTTTTAAATCTTTTATTTTTTTTGCAGCTTCATCCCTTACTGTTTTTGTATTTGGATGTCCAAATTCTGTTTTTGTTACTACACTAATTAAATCTTCACCTATGTCTTTCACCGCTTTCACACCAGGAACGTACTTAGATTTTCCTTTTTTTTCCAAAATTTGATTTAAGACATTGGTTGCTTCTTGTGTTCCTTGTTTAACATTCAATGCATTTAGTAAAGTTCGAAAAGCAGTATTACTTCCAATTTTTTGACCAAGTTTTATTTTTATTCCCTTATCTGCATATTTTTTTATATCCTCTGCTGAAGCTGGTTTCGTAAAGTCGGCATCCTTTAAAAATGTTTCCCAAGATTTTGTTGATGAAGCTCTCACCGATGCCGCTCGTCTAGTGTCCTTTAAAGGATCCACCTTTGGATCAACTCCTGGGCTGTAACCAGGATCGCCAGGTTTACCAAAAGGAAAATCATCCTCTCCTGCATAGCTTCCCGGTCCATCAACGTATCCGCGTTTTGGTGAAGAAATAATACCGCCGCCATTGTATCCTTGCACGGACATGATGCCGCCTTCTGCTTTTCCCAAATCCTTGTCGGACAGACCGCTCAACAAATACTCCTCCAATGCCATGAACTCATCACGCCCAAGGTCAAAGTAGTTCGCTCTTTTTTGCATCTCTTCTTTTGATATTGATCCTTTTGCCATATTTACTCCTGCGCCGATAAGGCGGCTTGCGCCGCCACTCGGCTGACCCAGTCAGGGGTGCGTGCGTTTAAGGCTGACTGGTAACTCATTAAATTCCTATTCGTCGTCTTCGTCTTCATCTTCGAGCAACTCATTGATCTCCTCGAAGATCGCGTCTTCCTTTTCATGGATGATTGCAAGCTTCTCCATTTTTTTTCTTAATTTTTCAATCGTCGTTTGTTTCTTTGCCATTAGTATCCTCTCTTTGCTGCTTTAGGCTTGACCATCAGGCCGCCCTTGTATTTTTTGGCAACATATCTATCTTCATCGCCAAGTAATTTATCTTTTGATATAAAAACATTTTGATTTGTTTTTGTATCATAAACTTCTATTATTTTTTTATCTTTATCTTTTGGTTTTCTAAATACCATTAGTAATACTCCATTTGTTTCTTGATCCGTGGTTCGTCGTTATAATCATCGGGAAGCTGTACGAAGTTGCCCTGACGATAGCGCAACAGCGCCTGCGTCGTTGAATCGACGTAATCGTCATGGTCTCCAAAGGGAAATGCCGCACACTCCTCTATTACCTCCTGCGCCCAACGCTCATCCGGATACCATACCTGGCCGGCCTCGAACATCGGTGCTACGGAATTAACCCGAACGTGTTTATCGTGCCCCCTGCTGGGAGTATAATTCACCACGGGAATTCCAGTCAATCTTAACTCATCTGTCAACGGAAGTCCAGAGGCTTTTGCCTCTATAATGATAGTTTCTGGTTCCCAGTACTTGTACTTCTGCATCGCCTTTTTCTTGAGCTCGGGAAACTCCCAGCGCCCCTTCTCGGCGTCCATCAGTATAATCCTCGGCTTGCCGTGCGACGTCGGATTGAAAACGCCCCAGGTGGTGATCGCCGAATAGTCGGCGGTCTCTTTCTTCGAGTAGGCGGTATCATAACTTTGAATGACGTGAATCAGATTGGGGATCTCCTTCTCCTTCCATTTCCTCCACCACTCACGCTTGATGATGCTGCCTTCCTCGGCCGTCGGATTCTGCTGCCACTGCGCCTGCCACTTCTGCTCGGTGAGTGACGCCTTGGTCGTGGTCAACGTGTCGAGGTCCCAGTACTCTGGCCAAACGGGCTTGCCGCTCGGCATGATCGCCGGAAACTCGATCAGTTCCCACTGGTCCGCCTTGGGTTCCTTCGTCTGCGCCTTGATCAATTTTCCCGTCAAATCCTTCACGGACCAACGGGTCATGACGATGACGATAGCGCCGCCAGGCTGCAACCGCTGACGAGGGCCAGAAGTATACCACTCATAAGCAGAGTCAAGTGAAGTCTCCGATAGAGCGTCCTGCTCGGAATGGGGATCATCAATGATAAGAAGATCAGCCCCCCGCCCAGTAATAGCACTGCCAACACCAGCTGCGAAATATTCTCCTCCATGGTTCGTCTCCCATCGGCCTGCCGCCTTGGAATCAGCGGATATGGCCACTTTGTTAAATATCTGCTGATAGACCGGATTGTCTATCAGGTTCTTCATCTTTCTGCCGAACCGCACGGCCAATTCAGTGGTGTGGGTTGTCTGGATGATCTTGATCGTCGGATCATGGCCCACTAACCATGCGGGAAATAGGAAGGAAGCGAATTCTGATTTCGTGTGCCTTGGCGGCATGTTGACAATCAGACGCTTAAGTTTCTTGTCCCGTATCTCCTTGAACTTCTCGGCGATTTTCATGTGGTGGTAGCCGGATATAAAATCGGGCCACACGTGCCGCACGAAAGGAATGAAACCTTGTTCCGCGCTATTGAGCTTTTTTATATGCTCCTGAATCAGCTGCACTTGCAGTTCGGCTTCGCTTTGATCAATCATTGCAAATTTTTTATATATTATTTTTTTGGGATAATCAAGAAATAGGGGTCCCAAGCCTTATATTTAGGGTGGTAGGGTTTAAACCGGTATCGTTTATCTGGAACAGGGCCCGAACCAGAATAATTTGAATCCGTTTTCTGCATTTAGGGGGTGTAGGGGGTGTAGG